TGGTTGTATAGGTTGTGCATTCCCAGTAGGCTCATTTTGCTCGATAACCTCTGCGTCTATCACCACACGCCCTTGAGTCTCTACAACGCCTTGCTCTTCTTGGGTGTACATAGCCCCTAATTGCATTGGGAACGCCTCACGCAAGGCTTGCACTTTGGCTACTTTGGCTATCATTGTAGCTTTTTTGTCGTTCCAGCTACTTTGTTTCTTGTCATATTCGCTAAGATTAACCTTTGCCACAAAAGGCTTTGAGCGGTCTTTTCTGTACACTTTTGCCCACGCTCCTAATATGTCGTCTGTAGGTAGGTGAAAATTACCCTCAACCTCTATTATCTCATTATTTCGTAATAAGATAAGCCCAGCCTCTAAGCCGTCGTAACTTGGATTAGCTTCAGCACGCTTCATTAGTGCTTCTTTGCTAACAATCATTTGAGCAGGATTGTTTCCGAACTTAATGAGGTACGCCTCATTAAGGAAAGGGTTTAATTGGTTGTACTTACAAATACTAATGAACATAGCCACCTCTTGGTCGGTTACCGTTGCATTACCCCTTGTTAAGTATGAGCGTACGATATTGTAAGATAGTTTAACAGGCTCGCCCGCTACTTTGTACTCTGTTTCTCCGTTTTTTGATTTTGAAGGTTGCGTTTGCAACACTGCTGTTTGTAATGTTTGATTTTCCATTGTGTTATAATATTTGAATGTTATTACTAATGATGTACTGTTTTAAGGCTTGTAATTGCTCTCTTGTACCTTGCACTGTGAAAGTGGTTTGTACCAATTCGGGTGCTTGTTGTGTTTGTGAAGCCTCTTGTTCTGGTTGCACTTGTGCGGGTGCTTGCAAAGGAGCGGTCTCTCTTGCTCTCTCTTCGGCGGCTAACCTTGCTTGCTCGGCTCGTTTCTTTTGTTCCTCGATACGTTGTAATTCAGCTTCTCGTTGTTGTTTGCGATATTGTGCATTCTGTATCGCTCTTGTAACATCAAGCGTTTGCTTGTACTCGGTTAGCATTTCAGCTTTAAACTCGTCAGGTTCATTTAGGCTCTCAATGAGTTGGAGGCTCTTAGTTACCTCGCTTACAAAGTTTGCCACCTCATCTTTAAGGTTCTTATCAGTCTTGCTAATAGTGATATTCAAAGGCAAGCGTTCAAAGATGAGGAAGTCTATACCTTGCGATTGACACAATTCGGTAAAATAGTCTTTGATGCGTGTAATTTTGTCACTTATCAATCGATTTTGCACCTCATCTATTTTCGCTTTCAGCGTACTATCTGCCTTCTCGTAATGTACTTTGATATGCTCTTTGTACGCCTTCTCGAAGGCTTCATAAGGAGCATTTACCTGCTCTTTGATAAACTTACGCTGTGTCTCGAACACATCAAGTTCTTTGCGTAACATCGTACGAGTGTCTTTCGCACTTTTCCAAGTTGCCTCAGTGACTAACTGGTTGTCGAGGTTTAATTCAGCAATCTTAGCTTCAATCTGTTGCCCTACCGCCTTGATACGCTCGTATATGATGATAGGAGGCTGTTGTAATGTTATTAATTGTTCTTCTTTCATTTGGTTTATGTATTTTAGGTTATTACTTTTTGCTTAACTTTTTGTACAACCACCCTAATAGTTGAAGATAGTTTGTTTCATACTCTATCTTACTGTCGTATTCGTGCCCATCGGTGCTCGTGGTGTAATGTATGATTATGCCTGTTAATGTTTTTTCTACATTGTCGATTTGTAGAATGCTTTCAAATTCATTAAACTCTGAATTGTTGTAAAGAAAATCAATAAGAAATTCTTCAGCTAAATAAAAATCAATATTGTTCATTTTCTTTATTTTTTAGGTTATTACTTTAAAAGAAAGTGCCGTGCGTTGTTGTGATGAATTATGTACAGATTTAAGGATAACACAGCACTTTTCTATGTGTATGAATTAATTGGAGATTTTTCTAATCAGTTTGTTTATCTCATTACGCTTGGTGCGAAACTCGTGCATAAACTCATCTTTGCTAATCTCTTGTACGTTATACTTACTATCTTGGTATAAATCAGGCATTAGTAATTCTCTGGTATTAATACCCGAATTATCTACTCTTATTGCTGTTAATGATGAGTATTTGCCAAACAAAAACTCTTCATAAACCCTAATGCACCAGCTAATACTCTCATACTTCACTCGGTAGCACTTATCTAATTCTAAGGTTGTGATTTGCTCTTTCATAGTTGTAAGATTTTAAACTGTTAAGAAACCATAACCATTGTAATCGGCAAACTCGGGCATTCGCTCTTCTTCTGCTATCTCCTCTCTATATCGCCTTTCTGCTAACATCTCTTGCACTTGCCCTTCAATGTCTAATAGGTCTTCAATCTCTGCCCATTGTTCATCTGTGAACTCAATAGGTAACCACTCACCATTTACATTTCTACCACTCTCGCTGTAAGTACCTCTTGCGTCAGCATACAGCAAGAATTGATAGCAATTGTCCTTGTAAATTAGTCCCCATTGCTCCTCATTCCCATCAGGGTCTGATTGCAACTGCTCAATAATCTTATTGAATATCTCATCTCGCACCCTCGCAGTATCTGGGTGTAGTTCTTGTCCGAGTGCGTCATTAAATGCCTCTTTTTCAAAAGGCACGCACTCTTCATAGCGCTTGCCATTCATCGTTACATAGCCATCAATTAGAAGAATTTGGCTACTTTGTTTGCTCATCTCATTCATTTGTTGTAATTTTGCCATCGTAAAAAATTTTTAGAATTATTAAATTAATATTTAGTTAAGGCGACGCTGGGAAGTGTCGCTTTATTTATTTCTTTTCATCTTCCTGAGTATCTTGTTAGGTTCTTTCTCCTTCAAGTCTTCCAACTGTTTTACGCTTATAAGAGACTGCCCGCCCGCAAGGTTCTCATTCTTTAAGACCCCACTTGTTAGCCACGTACGCACAATGTAATCTGATACCCCTAAGTACTCAGCCACCTCAGGAACACGCAACAATCTCTTAGCACGCTTGCTGTCCTCGTAACGTTCAATCGCCATTGCCATTAAGTCCACCGTGTTAGGCACTACACCTTGCATTGCCCACAACTCCTCACGCTCACTTGCGAATAGTGCGTTAATATCATCGTTTATTCTCTCTACTCTACTTAACATATCTTATTCTTCGTTTTTGGTAAATGCTTCTTCTTCTGTCATTTCAAGCACTTCAATCACCTTGTCTCTTATCGCTTCTGAACGGTGATATAAAGGTGTATCATTCATTGAACGCCACTTTACCAACGTCCAGTAACTCACATTCAACTTATCCTCCAATGCCCTTGCAATTGTTTTGTTGAGCATTTTTTTTCTCGCTTCTTTTGTTAGTTTCATTTTTATTTGTATTTTTGCCAAGTAAAAATCGCTAAACGCTTTTACTTTTATTTTCACAGGGCAAAGATACAACATTTTAGTAGTAACTTCCAAATATTTTTACAACTTTTTTGTGGTAAAAACGAATATTTTTTATAAGTAATTGATTATCAATTAGTATTTTTTATGGAATATGGGTACGGAAATGGTTTTAAGTATATCAGTGGGTATATTAACGTTGCTAACTACATTTTTAGTATGTTGGCAATTCTATAATACCTACCAGCTTGATAAATACAGAAGAACGTTAGATTGCAAATTAAAGCAAGTAATGCAGGATAACAAAAGCCTTTCTTATGCAATGTTTAGCCTAACAACCTCCTATATTGCAATCTATAACAACAGAGATTTAAACGAATGTATCGCCTACCATTTCAGTGCTATTGAAGAAGTAAATAATATAACAAATAAAGAAATAAGAGATGAAATAACAGAAACTGTATCATCTCTTATAAGTGAAATCACCAATCGTTCTAAAACACTGCAAATTACTGCTAAACAAAAAGATGATTTTCTAAAAATTGCAAAAAAATCATCAAATAAAAAAGAATTGCAGAGAATTATAAACAACATCAAAATAACGTCTTAATAATAATGATATTAAGACCAACAACAGCTGTAGCGATGCCTATACACGCTATACATAACATCAAACGAATACCTTTATCAATAAAGTCATCGAACTTATCATTGTCATTTAAATAACTACTCATAGTGTTTAATCTTTAATTTTTTGCAAAAATATGAATAATAATTCAGATATACAACAAAAGAGTAGTAAATCAGAAGTCGCTAATCGGCTCAGTGAAGTATATTCATATGTCAAAAAAAATACTGAGTTCGTTAATCAAACTCTGTTTGCTAAAAAAATAGGAGAACAACGTAGTAATTTCTCATCTGCCTTAAATGGTAATGAAAAATACCTAACAGAAGGATTAATTAATAAAGTAATTACTGCTTTCCCACAATTCAACAAAGATTGGCTTTGGAAGGGCGAAGGCTCTATGTTTGCTAATGCCGACCTTCCGCCTATAAACGCCCGCTTTATCGAAGTCTATGAATACTTGCAACACACTCGCCCTGATTTTACCCCTGAAAAAATAGGACTTTCTCAGGACGAAATTAACAACATACGCATAGGCAAATCAAAAGTGCCTTTTATAAAAATTGTAAATCTAAAAACTTCATACCCCGAAATAAATACTGACTATATAACCTCTAATTATGGCGAGATACTAATCCCCGTCATAGATTACAGCAAAATAACTGACCGCATCCCACAAGGTGAATTAAAAGAAAAGGAATATCCCGAGAAATTAGCTGTTAAATTAGTAACTACCAAAGCACAAGCGGGTTGGACGGAAGGATATTACAATGATGAATACTTAGAAGATATGCCTACAATACTCATTGACTCGGAGGAAAAACATCACGGCAACTACTTAGCATTCGAAGTCGCAGGCGATAGTATGGAGCCCGATTATATAGAGGGTGATGTCGTTATCTGCCGTGAAGTACAACGCCACTTGTGGCAATATAAATTACACATAAAAGATTGGGATTTCGTCATTGCACACGCCACCAATGGTATAATGCTTAAAGAAATCATCAAACACGATGTGAAGAACGGTATTATATACTGTCATTCTTTAAATCCAAAATACGAAGATTTTAAAATTAGTCTTCACGAAGTACGCTTTCTGTACAATGTCATAGAAGTACGGCAAAAAGGACGTAGTAAACGCTCCAACCGTGCGAAAGATTTTCTGTAAAACAAATAACTAAACATATAATATTATGAGCTTAATACATTGCCCAGAATGCAAAAAACAAATTAGCAATACCGCTAAAGAATGCCCTAATTGTGGCTATCAACTTGAAAAAGAAAGGAAAAAAGAAAATGATAAGAGAATGATGTTTTTGTATGTAATCATTTTTATAGTGTTTTTCATTGCTTTAAAAATTTTAAAAATAGTCTAATAAAAATTTGCATATTCAAATAAAAAAAGTTATCTTTGCCGAAGATTAACACTAATAAAATAAATTTAAAAATGAAAAAAATACTATTATTCTTAATTTTGCCAATCGCTTTTGTTGCTTGTGGTAAACACGAGCCAAAAGGGATTGATTTTACTCCTAAAATGTCTCTTGCCCCATCACCTTGGCTACAAGGTGAGTGGTTTTTTCAATCTGATAAACAAGTGAATGAAGGAGACCTTATTATAAGCAATACAGATATTCGTACTCGAAATGGAGCGTTATCTGTAAAAAAAGAGGTTGAGAAAATGAAATCTACTGGGAATCCTTGGTTTTTTCAATACCAATATTTTAATGAAAATAAATTTTTCTATGTAATTCCAACCACAGAGGAATATAGAAATAAAAAGGATTTTAACGGACAACCCGCAGAAGAGTATTACATATATTATTACAAAACAATATATACACTTAATGGCAATACCTTGGAAGTTAAAAAAGTTCCTTTAAATGGCGGACAAAATGAAGCAATGCCTTATGTAATAGATTATAAGGCGTCGGACGGAACTATAAAACAAAAATACTTTGATTATTCGGGATACACGACTGTTACTTATTATTACAAATAACAAAAAAGAGCCTCGCACTTACACGGGGCTCTTTTTTTAACAACTAAAAATAATTATTTATGAAAACACTTCCACATTCTCCAACCTATTACACCCGCCAGCAGTACCAACAATAGCCATACCCACCAGCTAACAATTCCTTTCACATCTTTTGTTTTATGAAAAAAAGCCGTTGTGCTTTCTGTGCTTCGTAATTCATTATTAGTTGTGCTTATAGTATTTGTAAGGGTAGTATTTGCCACTATTTGGCTATTGGATAGGTTGCTTTTAGTCGTAATCTTCACCTTTCCACCTCTTACCCTAATAGTTTCATTATCGCCGTCACGAATTCGAGTATATGTAAGTTCCTTGCTATTACCAATACTATCCTTATCGCTCTCTACTGTTACCTCGTACTCTTGTGAGGCGTGTGTATCGAGTTGCAAGGTTTGTTCGTTTTTCTGAAAAAGAGCTGTACTATCCTTGTACTTTATAATACGCTCTTTTTGTACCTGCTTTTGCTCGGTATTGGTTACCTCTTTGCGAGTTCTACACCCTATCAAGGTAAGGAACGCTAATAATGCAATGATTATTCTATTCATAACTACTTTTCTTGTTTCCTGATTTCTTTTTCGAGCCACATCATACCCTCTTCTAACTTGGTAATAACAAGTGATAACTCTCTTGTACGTGGCAACTGCTCTACTTTTGTAAGTAAGCTATCCAATTCCTTTTTGAATTCTTTAAATTCTGCTGTCATTTTCTTCTATTTTTTTGATTAACTTCTTTAAACTATCAGCATAGTTGGTAGCGGTTGCATACCCTGCCTTTGCTACCTCCTCAGCAAACTTGTACGGGTCGGATTTTACAAGCAACGCCTTAGCATATCGCTTGTTTCTGAAGAATAATTCTGCGTGGTCTGTAAAACATTCTTCAGGCGTGTCGTACTTTCTGAACCAGTCTTTAACTTCATACTTGTATTTACCATTCGGTAATTCGTATATAGACATCACTTGTGGGAACTTATATCCTAAATTTGGAGCATTAAGCACCTCAGTAGTGTTTAACAATTGCTTTTTGTTAGCAGGCGTGTCCTTGCCTGCTTTTACGCCAAAAAACATATTCCCTGGCACGCTCTTAGCCCAACCAGTTTCCAACGCCGCTTGCGCCAAAATGAAGAGGTGCGATATACCCGTTTTGCGCTCTGTTTCAATAGCAAAAGGTTTGTACTGCTTTATAAATTCTTTTGGTGTCATTGTTGTTCGCCTGTTTTGTTTAATTCCTCAGGAATAATACCACTGTTTACCTTCTCGTAAAACTCCCTTAGCTTCCCACTCTTTTCGTAATTGTATAAGGTTCTCATAAAAAACTCAGGTGGAAACTTACCTTTTGAAAGCACGAAAACATTCTTTACAATATCCTTAACAGGGTATAATAAAGATATCATTTGTATAGTAATTTCAAACGCATTACCCCACCCCGACCTGCTCAACGGGATATTTAAAAGCGATAAAGATATAAAGGCTATTGCAATAAGTAACATCTTAGTAATTGTCCCCTTAAAGAGGTCTACAAAATCAAAATCTCCCTTCTTAAAGTGATACCAAGCACCAGCTAACATATCGAGGAGTAACAAAACCCCTATGCTCGCATAAAATATAGCATTTTGTTCTCTATCAGTTGAAAAATAAGCATACAACAACAGCAACGGAATGCTCTTAAAGAAAGCAACAAAGAAATAGTACACTCTATCTCTTAGATGTATCTTGTCGTCAAAGTAGAAGAGCAAAACCAAAGGTGTAGCCCATATCGCTATCTTTATCTTGGCTTTTATTAGCCACTTCATAAACTTATCCATTAGCCTCCTTGTTTATCCATTTCACAATAGGGTAAGGCGTAATGCTCGCCACGATGTCCCACCAATCAATGAAGGTGTGCTTTACTTTCTTGTCGAATAGCTCTTTGGAAAGCCCTATACTTAATACCCAAAAAAAAGCAAATGCTAATGCCTTCCACCACTTCATAAAAAAGACAAACACTAAGAAGAATACCACTAATATAATATTCCCAAAAAAAGAATGTAGTAGTTTGTCTTTACCAGTTAATTTCGTTCTAAATATATTCATAGTTCTTTTTATTTAATCTTCATCAGCAGGGCACCAATCCGTAGGGGTGTCACCATATTCAATTTTAAAAGAAGACACCAACACTTCATCAATATGTTTCCCAGTGGTACATTCAAACTCAACAAAACCATTTCTGCCTATATTATTTGTAACTATACCATTACTACCATAAAATGTATACCTGTGCCACTGCCCGTCAGCAATTAAATTTACCCCATCAGGAAATGTAACAGCACTGACACCTACAACGTAGTGAAAACGAATATTTTCTTTTGTCGTTTTAGCCCAAAATGAAATGGTTGTAGGTCTACTTTCAAACGTCGTTCTACATTGAAAACCTTGCCAGTTATAGGTAAGTTTAATAACTTTATTTCCTTTAAAAGTTTCAGATACAATCCCAGCATTTCCTGCGTAATTTGGTTGCAAATAATACGGTTCTTCTTTCAATTCAAAGTCTTTCGTTCCTTTTAATAAGTTATATCTTACCAAAGCCTTCCTTTCAAACTTCTTGCTCATAGTAAGGTAGTCTCCCTCTCCCCACAACGCTACCATTCGTAACTCCTTTACATCGCTCGGTGTGGCAAAAGTTAGTCCTATTACATTCCCTGCATAGTCTCTTTGTACAGAATTTACTACCAAACCAGCCTCATATCCCAGCACTTCAAATGTGTTGCCAGCTGTCTCCACGATGAGTACATAAGTACCTTTTGTTAGTGCGTTCATTGTGGCAATATTACCACTATCCGCCTTGTCTATCTTTATCGATAACTCGTGAGTAAATCCTCCGCCAAACTTCTGCGAGCCGCTCACTTTAAAAGCGTTGTTCAATTCAAACAAATACCCTCGCTTGCTTGGTAACAGTTGCAAGTGAGTAATTTCTGTCTTATCAGTGTTCAGTGTTGTATACCTCCTATCAATATCCTTGTAAGGTATTACCAGTACTTTGTGTTTTAGTCCCTTTTTTGGCTTATAATCACAATCAAGAATTATATCCTTTATGTTATCTATACATCTCATATCAATTTCATTCTCATTCTTGGTTTATTAATTCGGTCGCTATCACCACAACCACTATTACATCTATATTCGGGGAATAGTGTAGCATTCCTTTCAATATATAGTTGGCAGTCCTGCCACAGCAAATCCGCTTGTTGCTTGTACATCGTGCGCACATCTCTTCTCTCTGATTGGCTCACTGTGTCACCATCTTGATTTTCTTTCACTTTCAGCCCCATAGCTGTATCAATATAGTGCCCTGTGAAAGCATATCGAGCATATGTAAAGTACGCTAATACGGCTTTGAGTCCTGCAAATTCGTACTTTTTGCCCTCAAAGGTATAAGTGCCACCATTAAGCAATAAAGAGTAATTCCTCACAGGCGTTTCGCTTGTTAAATCTTGGTAAAAAGACTCACAAACCAGCCCCTTTAAGTCAAACATCTGCGCTTCTCTTATAAATCGGTTGAACTCTTCCTCTTTACGAAAAAGTGAAACGCTTAAATACTTGCTACATTCTTGCTTATTAACTAATAACTTCATACTAATTTGCTAATTTCAAAAAGTCCGTTTGCTGATATATTCCTTGCGAAACCGTCGAAAAGCTCCTCGAACATCTCTTGTACATCTTGGCATTCTTCTTGCATTTGCTCTTGCATAAAGATACGTGCCTCTTTCAAACTTTCCCCCGATGTATTGCCTAATTTTCCTTCAACGTAATCAATCAGCACAGGGGGTACATTGCCATACGACTTGCGAATGTTATTAGCCGTCTTCTCATCGGCATACTTAAAGGTATCGTCCTTGATGTTGCTCTCAATAGCCTTTATCAGTACATTATCCTCCAACTTATCGCCCTGCATTTCCGTTTCAAAGTGAAAGACACTCTGCTCTGCTTCAACGCCTATGCTCTTTCTTAGTTCATTCCTGAAATCCTCTCGTTTTTCCTCGCTTTCCATTGTTGCAGTAACAACGGCGTATGTACCAAAGAAGCCTTTCTTAAATCCGTTACGAGTAAATATACTCGACAACCATTCGCTTTCACAATCACGCATTACTACATCAGCCCACGCCAACGGGTAGGTATCATTTCTGTCAAGGTTTAAGAAGAATACTTGTCCCTTATACTTGTCCCAGCCTCCTGCCTTGTTCACCTGTGCTTCTATCACCTTAGGGCGGGGGTCGTATCGGTCAATTGCAACTAAATTCTTATCCCTATCCTTATAGTCCGTCAATTTATCCCAATCGTTATATACCAGCACCTTGCCTCGATAGTCCTCGCTGTCTTTTGCCCCTAATCGGCAATTCTTGTAAGGCAATACCTGTACGCTTGTCTTCTCGTAGAATCCGTTGTAATTCACGTGCACGAATACACCCTTATGTATTGCAATGCTTCTTGCTACTTTCTTAAGCAAGTCATTAGGGGTTTCTCGTTTATCATTGATAAATAACTCATCTTTTCTAAATCGAACCCCTTGCGACCTTGATTGCTCTCTTCTTTCAATCTCCAACGCAAAACCACGCCCATAGATGAAATCAGCAAGCACGCCCGAACAAGCACGAGCGGTTGGTGAACCTGCCACCAACTGCTCAATAATTGTCGGGTAGTCGTTATTCTGACCATTAGCCAAGTACGGGAAGCCCTTATACTTCTCGCTATTTGTCTTTCTTTGCTCTTTCGCTAATTCTACTGCCGTTACCTTTGCCATTGTTAATTATCAATTGCTAATTGTTACTTAATAAGCTCTTCCCAATTCTCAGGATACACTTCAAAGTTCGCAATTCTATTCTTATTAATCTTAAGATATCGCAACGCTATTTCATCTGTGATGGTGTCATTGTTAAACAACTCACTACTACCGAAGTCCATTGCCAGCGACCCAATGCCCTCACGCAGTTTGAATGCGCATTTGTCATTTGCTAACTTACCCACTTGTTCATTAGCTAATTCTTCTTGTGTGTTTTGACCTTTTTTTGCCATAATAATATTATTTTTAATTCTTAACTTTTCTTTGCCCTCATCAATGAGCTTATTCCAATACCCTTTCAACTTATTACCACAAGTCGTACACGGGTCGTTGTCGTCAAACAAGTAAGCATAAAAGGCGATGAACGTATCTTTGTCATCGCTCACCGCCTTTTCATACCCCCCAATGAGCAACTTATTCAATTTCTCATCTGTAAAAACCATTTCACCAATTATTTTGCCACTATGCAGCAAGTTTCTTGTCAAACTTCTTCTTAGTGGTTGCGTAGTCGGTTTCAAGCCATTTCAAAGCCACATTAGGCTCTTTCTGATTTGCAGGAGTTGAAATTGTGAGTTTGAAAGCACCGCCATTAGTGCGACCTTCACCTTCTGTTACTTCTAACCCTACAAAAAAGCCTAATACATCAAAACTGCTCTCTCCTTTGGCTTTATGCTCAATTACCGCAACCAATTGTGCCCCGTTTACAAACTGGTCAATCTGCTCGTACTCCTCAGCACTCTTGCCATACACAGTAATACCTATTGAGTGTTTATAGCCGTTGAAATCATCATCTGAAATCTCTGGTTTAATGCTCTCTGATATGTGTGTTTCTTTGAAATTGTCAAAAAAGTAACCGGTCTTACTCGCTTTGAGCACAAGCGAACTCATTTTATTTTTCGAAGCGTCTACTGTGGTTGCAGCAAAGTCTATATCTGCTCTATTGATGAGCAAGATACGCTTCTCAATACCTTTCACCTTATCCGTACAGTCAAAGGTCAAATCTTTACTTAACGCATTAATACATTCTGCCATAATTTCTCTTTTAATGTTTAATTGTTAATGATAAATGGCTAACTATACATTAACCATTTATCATCAATCATTACTAAATCGCCATAACCCCAGTATTGCCAATCACACGTTGGAAGTCTGCACGGTAAGTACCCTTCAAGAAAACCTTCTCTATGTCACCACCTATATACTCAATGCTTATATCTTTGAGTGCTTCCAGACTATCAATAGCAATTTGGCATTCATTCTTGTCATACAACAAGGCTCGGTGTGGATTATTCCACTTAGTACCGTCGTCAAAGTTAGAGCGTATCATATAGTCTATCCAATCAGAGGTGACAACAGGGACGCCTTCGAATTCTGATACCATATAACCGCCCTCGACCATTTTAAATGATTGTTCATTGCGGAACTCCTTACGCATAAAACGTGTTAAGTTGGTTGCATAGCTTTTTGTAATCAAAAACATTCTCGAAGCCCCTGATTTGAAATCTGCCACATCTTGCATTTTACAAAGAGTATTATAAGCAGAATCTTCTTTTAATTCTCTTTGTTCTGCATAGCTATTCTTAGCGTTTTCCGCAACAACAATTTTTTTATCAGGCGCAGAAGCTATCATTTTCTCAAACTGAGAATATACACCATTGAATACATTAAAGTTAGCCTTGTCCAATCCTGCTTTAAGCACCTGTGTACCACTACCGCTACCTACTGTCGAATGGTTCTTGTCTCCAAAGAAAACAAATCTGTGGAAGTCATTCAAAACAGCACCCTCGATTAGTGAAACCAAAAACGCCACATAATCTGAATCGTCAATGTTAAAACGGTCTGCTCCTGTCTTCGCAACCCAAGCGTCGAAGGTCTTTTCCAATGTTGAATAACAATCTGAAACATTCACCTTTAACGGAACAGGGTCAAACCAGCCTGTGCGCACTTGTGTATCAAGTGGTTTAGAAGGCTTACCGCACCCCTCGTCTAAGTGAGTTACATTCGATACTGGCGCGTAATATCCAAACTCAGTACCTTTCACAATACCCTCGCGAATAGTAAAGATTTGTTGTAAAGGAAGCAAACCAAATTGTCCTTCTTCTAACAAATCCTTAATTCTCTTAATGTACTCCTTGTTTCTTTCCGCTTCTTTAAGAAACTCTTTAAAAGCCGTATTTGCCATATTTTATTTCTCTTTTATAGTTAAAATTACTTAGTACGCCCTAAAAGTCTACGCATTTTGTCCATATCCAAGCCGTCTCCACTCACAGAGGACTCGTTACTTGTTGCTCCTTTGTCGTCTGCTGAAAATCTACTTTGCGTCGATTTTATCTTAGCAAATTCACTTGCCAAAGCATCAATTTTTTCAGCCACCAAGCTAAAACATTCCTCCAATTGTTTGGCAAATTCCTCTTGGTTGCCATCGTCAGGATTAGGCTCGCTCACCTTTTCCTTAATCTCCTTAATAGCCCCGCCTTCCACTACCAGCGTGCTCTCATCTTTCAAAACATACTCACCATCGGCAAGTGGTTTCTCTGCGTCTTCTCCTCCATCAGTCTTTTGTTTCACTTTGTCGCCCACTTGTGGCTTTTCAGCCTCAGTAACTACGGTAATAATATCACCGTTAGCGAGTGTCAAATCCAAGTCAAAAGCCTTGTTAATTGAAAAATCAAACGCTTTTTTCACTCTTTCTAAAATATTCATATAATCAACTTTTTTTGTTTTACTTTCTTTTGAAAAAAATAGCCCGTTAGTCGCTGCGGGCACATCTACCAAATCCGAAGCCACCCACCAATCAAGAGATAGCCCCGCAAATCGTTTAGTTTCTCCTCCTTCTATTACCTCCTCTACTACCTCATCAGCAAACACATATACAGAATTTCCAAACATATCTGGACACTCCGAAGCCATTGAAATTACGTAATCAGCAATCGAAATGCCTCTGCCCATTACCTGCGTCTTCTTAGCCACATCGGCAATAAATAAATCGCCGTACAGTGTACCGTTTTCAATTCTGAAATTCTTAAACCAACCTATTAGTGAACCCAAATCGGAAGTACCAAAAGAGGGGTGCTCAAAACGAGATTTTATTTTACCCTCCTTCTCTCCGTATGCTTTTAACTCGTTTAGAAATCTTTCGGAGAAGTAATAACCATTCTTGTTAAGTCCTTTATTAGCCAATGCCACCCCATAGATAACGCCATTTTCAGCGTCAATTTGTGAGGCTGTCAATTGTTCATTATGTGTGCTAAAACGAATTTCCATATGGCAAAATTACGCACAACCTACCCTACAACGTTGCTAATGTGTATTAGCAATGAATTATAAAACATTTCATTACCTTTGCCCCCATCATTACGGTTGTAGTTTTATTTGTTGTTAATTTAATTATTCACAAAAAAAGCACACTATAAAAAGTGTGCTTTCTTCTCTTGAAAATTCATTTGTTTTTCTTGTATATTTATTTAGGTTATTATTAAATAAAAAACACGCCTCAAAAAGCGTGTTTTTTTTCCTTGCAGGATTACGTCTAATTATTTCTTTAAAAAACGCACTTATTGCCGTAGGTGCGTTTTTTTATAATCAATTAATTAATAGTAAGACTTTTAAAGTAATAATAAAAAAGCCCTTTCGTTCGTATACCCATCTCTCTGTGACCATTTACCAAAGCCGACACCTCAGCCTTTGACAGCCCCAAATCCTTAACTAATTGCTTATTCCCTACCTTGTAGCGGTTCATTCGCTCCTTAATCCAATTAGGCGTTACCACCTCCACAGGACTCGCTATATAACACCTTGCTCCAATATTCAAAGTATAATCCTCAAAGAAAGGCATAAAGAGTCCCTGAGCACGTTCTCTTAAATCCTTATCTGTTAAATAATTCTCACTTGGGCTCTTTTCCTGATAAACAGAAATAACAAGAACTTTTTTTGCTTTATCTATATTCTCTATTTTAAAGAAAATATGAGCGTACCTTTGATATTGTAATGCCAAATGCTCTAACTTATCCAACTGCTCGTCTGTGAGTAAGTCTTTTATTTTGTGTAATGCTTTAACTATATTCATATTTATTATTATAAAAGAGGGGAGGAGTTACCTCCCCTTTCATTGTTACAACTCAATTACATTTGCTTTTGTAAGGTCGAAAATCGCTAACTGCTCATTAGCCCTTCCAAGTTCTAAGGCTGTTGGCAAATCATCTACTATCATTACACAATCGTAGTAAAATTGTTTGCCTTCTCTATCATACCAACCGCCTACTACATAAGTGCTTTGCATTGCAACCTCAATAACTCTTTTCAACCCTTCATCTCCAAAACTATTTTGTGTCATTTTCATTGCTACACAATAGCCTTTTTTAGGAGTTCGAAAATCTAACAATGAAACAGTGAATCCTTCTTTGTTAGCCTCTGCAATCTGTTTAATCATTTGGAATATTTCCATAATTGTTTTTTGACCGTGTTATACAGTTGTCTCTTCTGTTCTAATTCAACGGCACAAAGATACGGTAAACTTTTTAATTATGCAAACTTTTTCCAAAATATTTTTCAACTTTTTTGTTTCATATTTAACAAATAAAAAAGCACCCTAATAAGGTGCTTTGTTTTTGTCCTTATAATATTCCTCCCAGTGTGCTAACAACTTCTCTGCGTGCTCTTTTGGAGTTACTTTGATGTACTTTAAAAAACTTGCCTCCGTTGTGTGTCCTGTTATCTTCATTATCGAAAGCGTAGGAAAATTCATCAAGTATAAGTTAGTAGCGAACGACCTTCTACAAGTATGCGAACTTATTAATTGCCACTTCTCGAATACTCCTCGCTCCTTTCTTCTCGTTTTAGGGTTCATTAAAGACCCTTCAACTAATTCAGTAAAACCTACTAATCTGCACACCTCCTTAATATTGCTGTTAAACACTATACTATTCAAAGGTGTAGGCATTCCTCGCTTTCTTATCATCTCTTTAATATGATGATGAAGCGGTATTACAACCTTTGCTCCCGATGTATTACGTGTTTTCTGAGGCTCAACCTCAATAAACTTGCTATCTGGGTCAATTACAGGCAACGCCATAACATCGGAAACACGCAATCCTGTCCAAAGTCCTAAAATCATCAAATCACGTGTATTCTCCAATCTCTTATCCTTAGAAAAGTCAAACGCTACCAGCCTTTCAATTTCTGCCTCTGATAGTGCTACTGATATACTTTCCTCCTTCGTTTTTGTGAAGTTGTCTAAATCGTTAGCAATTGTATACCCCTTTTCTTTTGCCTTTCTCAAAAGTACTTTAATGCCCGAAACCAATTCACCTATCGTATTAGCCGAGTACTTTTTTTCGTTCATACAAAACGCTACAAATTCATCATTCAGTTGAGCGTTATACTCATCAATTTTAATTCGTTTGTTAGAGTAATTTTCAAAATTAATCAAAGCATTACGTGATTGGTTGTAGATATAAATACGAGCCCTGCTATATTCCTTACCAGTATTCTTATTAATCATTCCCTTGATAGAAGAAAGGAAATTCATCGCAAAATCCGTGAAGTAATCAAATTCGTTAGTTACCCTCTCGTGTTTAAATTTAGCGTCAAAAGCGTTCTTTAATTTTTCTCTTGTTATCTTCTCACCATTCAATTTGTAATTATCAATGAGTGTAACAAGAAAGTCGTTGTACTGCATAATATGCGCGGCTATCTTTCGCAACCTTACACCGTCAGCACCCTTGCGACTCTTTGGCATACGGGCATTAAAGTCCCAGTCGTTAGGGTGAACATATTCACCTGTCGAATATTTGAACAATTTTTTTTCGTCAGCAATGTAATACTGAATGATAATTATTGTATCTTTGTCGCCATTAGGCTCTTTGAGATAGAAAAACAT